GCCTTTCCTGATGATAAACCCCTATTTTTTGCCTGAGCTATTGAAATTTTGAGTTAACTGTCAAAATGGTGTTCTCACGCATCGCGTTTTAAACACTGCGAAAATTGAAGGTCGGTTTCCTAACTGGCCTTTTTTTTTATATATTCTTTGCGTAAATTTGCTCATGTAGTCAATTCGGCTAAAATGTCCGAATGAAATTATGGCCATTCGGTAAAAACATCAAAGCCTCGATAGGCGAGTTCATCTACACGATGAAGCATAGTTTTAGTTCTGATAATTTCGACGCATACGCAAAAGAGGGCTATGCCTGTAATCCAACCGTTTTTGCTTGCATTGATTTAGTTGCGAAGTCGATGGCGGCCATACCGCTAAAAGTGAAAGTTAGAGGCGAGTATGTTGAGGGTCACCCACTTGAAAAGCTTTTGAAACAACCCAATCCAGATGAAGGAGGTGTTGAATTTCGCATTGCGGCTGCGTCTTGGTATCTCATCACAGGCAATTGCTTCACTCAAAAACTCATGCAAGGGAAAACTCCAACGCAGCTCTTAAACTGGCAGCCATACAATTGGAGTATAATGCGCAATACTGGCAACCCTTTACCTTTGCGTTATATCTTCGGGAAAGGCCAAACTTTTGAGAAAAACTTTGAAGTTGATATTTTCACTGGCAAAAGCGAGATCATGCATTGGAGATCATTCAATCCATCACGTGAAAGTAGCGAGTTTGGGCAAGCACCGCTAAAAGCCGCAGCTTCAAGTGTAGACAGCGCAAACGCATCGAGGCTATGGAACTATAGCACTACACAAAACAGCGGCAGCGCATCAATTCTAGTTACGACTGAACAAGAAGTTACACCAAAGCAACAACAACAACTAGAGCAAAGCTTAGTTGAAAAATGGATGGGTCCGAAGAACGCAAATAAAATTAAAGTAATGGGTTCAGCGTCTAAAGTTCAAGTGATCTCGATGACGCCCAAGGACATGGAATGGCTAAATGGATTAAAGCTAAATGCGCAAGAAATATGCTCTGTATTCAAAACGCCAACTCAACTTTTGGGAATCGAAGGTTCACAAACTTATGCAAACTTTGCCGAGGCGCGTGTTGCTATGGCAGTTATGGCGACTATGCCTTTGCTGACTCTATACGTTTCGGAGCTAAATAGATTTTTAGCCTCGGATTTTGGACCAGATGTTGAAATATACTTTGATAAGAACGACGTTGACGCATTAGAACCGTTAAGACGTGAAGCTAGAGCCGAAAAACTTGCGACAAGTGTCTTAACAATCAATGAAAAACGCGCTGTAATCGGATATGAGAGAATTGAAGAAGAGGATGCCGACTCCCTATTTGTATCACCACAAGATATACCGCTTGGCCTCAATATGTATGAAAGTGACATGAACGACCAAGGGCAAGGCAAGAGTGTACAAAAGAAATAATGGCACTCGCAAAGACAAAGCGCGAGAAGCTACAAGAAGCAGCAAGACAGCTTAGACAGCGCGCCATCTTAGAGCGTTGGCTCATGCCACGCATGAGAAGAGAACTAAGGCTGATGGCGACTGATGCGGCTACAGGATATACCGAGGGCGGGATGGAGAGAGCACTTGTAACTATTGACTCTCATAAAATCGCAATTGAAGGATTGCTGAATACATTTTATGAAAAGGTCATCACTAAGACAAGTGAAGGTCTAAAAGCTTGGCTTCCGACAATCGAGAAGAAAGACTTTTTTGGCGCTGTAGACAGGCTCATAAACTACTTTCGCGGCACAGCATTAAGCAACTCTGTCTCAATCGCTGAGACAACAAAAGATGAAGTCAGGCAGATCATGGAGCCGATGATTGCCAACTTTGAAACCGAAGGAACTATCGCCAAAGCGATTGAAAGCAAACTCAAAAAACAATCGCGCTCAAGAGCTCAGATGATAGCGCGGACGGAATCGGGTATTGCAGTCAGCAAGAGCCAATTCGATTTAGTTCAAGAGGTCGAGACTTTGCCGATGAAGAAAGAGTGGGTCACAACGTTTAGGGACTCAAGAGACTCACACAAAGATATTGACGGCACTAAAATAGAAAAGCATGAAGCATTTAAGGTGAGACGTCAAAACGGTGGCTATGATCAGATGCAGCATCCGCACGACAGAGCGGCAAGCGCTGGGAATATATACAACTGCCTGCATCCATCAACCGTTATCGGGCTTTGCCATCCTAATAAACTCTTCAGAAGGCATTATGTCGGTGAAATAATCGAGATTGAAATAAGTTCTGAACATAAACTCACCGTTACCCCTAACCATCCTATACTGACCAAGCTTGGATGGAAGAGTGCAAGGCTCATTAATGAAGGTGATGAGCTGATCGTAGACGCTGTCAGAGATGGTATCAATTCCGTGAACGTTGATATAGAAGCACCGAAAGCCACAGTAGGCGAGATGTACGATTCTTTTTTGAAGAATCGGTATCTTCCAAGCGTCACCAGTGGAATTGTGGATTTCCACGGCGACGCCACCAATCCCGACGTCGATATTATAAGCGTAGACAGGGAGTTGATGAACAGCATCAAGCCCACGTTTGAGACACCCATCGAGAAAGGACTTCTCCAGTTTTCCGAAACGAGCAGAGTTTGCTTGATGGACGAAAGCGCGATGGACGAGTTCATGTTCAGATCGCTTCTTTCCTCGAACTGCGTCGTGAGCGGCTTTGGTGATTTTCTTGATGTAGTCAGGGCTTGCCTTGCTAAATCTGATCCTCATGGCCTCGCTGCCAGTTCTGGGCTTGAGTCCGAGCTTTTTCATGCAAAAGCTTATTGTATTTCTCTCGCATCCAAGGACTTTCGACATTTTAAGAACGGAATCGCCCTTGATGTAGAGATATTCGACTTTATCAATAACGAGCTCCCAAGGCTTTTTTCTGATCTCAGCGCCAACACTCTTGAGCCCAGCATATACGGTGCAATTAGATATTCCTATGAGTTTAGCTATCTCGAAAGACTTTTTCCCAGACTCATAAAGTTGTTTGATTCTTTCATCTCTTTTAGATTTTTGAGTAAAAGGCTCTCCGTTGACGTCGTGACCAAGATTAGTACTCATGAATATGATGGGCCTGTTTATAATATTGAAGATACCAAGTCATTCTATAGCGCATCTACAATAATTAATCATAATTGCATGTGTGTAATGATATTCGTACCTGCTTTCGACGTTGGAGATTTTGACGAAGAGGCGGCTTATGCTGACGACTAAATGAGCAACGTACCACCTAGCAAAAGAGAACAGCATCTGGCAAAGTCTGGCGTTGAGCTAAAGTCAGACGATACGCAGCTTGACGTTGCCGCATGGCGAGAAGCACAGGCAACAAAGCTAGATAGTATAGAAGCGCTGATTATAGCCACAAATGCAGCCTTGGCAGGTACGCTCATAGCACGCTCATCAACTCATGAAAATGTCCATTTAGGCAAAACGTTCTTAGCTTTCCACAATTCATCATCACTAGCAAATGGCTCTAACATCAATATTTTTTTTGAGACGAGTGCCACCACAAGCGCTGCACCTCACATCGTCATTGATGCAAGCGGCAGCTTGGCGTTTCAGTTTGAGGTCTTAGAAGGGCCAACAGTTACGAGCGGAACTGGAACGAGTCAATCTGTTTTTAATAAAAATCGTCAGTCGGCAACAACGTCTTTAGTCTATGACAACGCTTCAACACCTGTTCAAAATAAAATGTCTATTGATGTTACTGTGACGGCTGATGGTACGGTGATAAGTGACGATTATCTACCAACAGGCAAAAGCTCTGGTGGTATATTAGACTTTGGGCGAGAGTTGATTTTGAAAGCCTCAACTAAATACGTGTTTAGACTCACATCGTTAGAAAATAATAACATTTGCCACATCAATTTAGACTGGTATGAACCTTAATTTGACAACGGAACGCGAAAAGGGAAAATATCACTCATGGAAATGAAACGATTATTTTGTCCAATCCAATTTAAGATGGAAGACGAGTCATCCACTCGNGGCCATTTTAAGGGGCATGGTGCCATATTCGGCAATGTTGACTTAGGTGGTGACGTTATTCAAGCTGGTGCTTTCGCCAATACTCTCGTAGAGTGGAAGAAAGACGGTATGTTACCTCAGCTTTTATGGTATCACAACAATGAGGAAATCATTGGTGAATGGACTAAAATGGAAGAGGACGAGAAGGGCCTTTATGTAGAAGGCAAGCTTTGGATTAATGGCGAGTCGAGAATTGAACGCGCTGTTCAAGCTTATAACGTGATTAAATCGAACTCAGTCAAAGGTTTGTCGATTGGATATAGAGCAAAAGAACAAGACTATCAAGAGCAAATGGACGGCTCAAATATACGAATTTTAAAAGAATTAAAATTGTACGAAGTATCAATAGCCCCGTGGGCTATGAATCCTATGGCGTCAGTCACAGGGGTAAAAACAATGATTGACACAAATGGGGACATTCTATCCAAAAGAGAAGTTGAGAAAATTTTGAGGGATTCAGGACTTTCTAAGAAACAAGCGTTAGCGTTCGTGGCTAAGGGTTACGATGGAATCAAGCGAGATGCTGATTTAAACGATGGTGACTTGTTGGAAATTCTCAAATCAATATCAAAACTTTCAACAACTATTCTAAAAGGTTAGACAAATGAGTGAAGTACTCGAAATCAAAGCCCAAATTGACAAAATTGGGGAAGCATGGGAAGCTTCTAAAAAAACAAATGATGAATTGCTTTTGAAGCAAAAAAATCTTGAAGGCGGTCAAGCAGAGCTTAAAGAAAAACAGGCTAAAATTGACGTAGCTTTGAACGACGCGCTTGAACTAAAGAAAACAATCATGGAAGTTCAAGACGCTGTGAAACGAGTATCGAACTCTTTTATTAGTCCAGAATCAAAAGCAGATCTAAGAGATTTTAGCGATGCTTTTAAGGTATGGGTAAAGAAAGGCATGCCTCATGACATAAAGAATTTAGGCTTGAGTGAAAAGCAAGAAAAGGCTTTGCAGTCAAATATTGATCCTCAAGGCGGATATACCGTAAACCCATTCATGGGCGCTATTGAGAAGATTTTGTTTGATACTTCCCCAGTTCGTTCGCTTGCGCGCACTATCACTATCGGAACCGACGAGTATGTTGGTTACTTAGACGATAACGAGTTTGGTGCAGGTTGGATCGGTGAAGTTGGCTCACGTTCTGACACCTCAACGGCTGACATTGGAAAAGTAACAATTCCAGTTCGCGAAATGTATGCACGCTTTACGCTTACTGAACGCTTGCTTGAGGATTCGTCTTGGAACATTGAGCAATGGGCCACTCAACACGTAGCAGATAGGTTCGGACGCTTAGAAGCTACTGGATATGTAACTGGTTCTAGTCCAAATCAACCTCAAGGTTTAGCTACAGCAACGGCTAAAACTTCAAACGGAGACGTCTACACACGCGATCAAATTGGTGCTATTCTTGCAGCTTCAACTACTGCTATTACTAAGGATGAACTCGTTAGTCTTAGAGCATTGTTAAAAAGTAGTTATCGAGCGAATGCTTATTTCTTTTATAATCGAGACACTGAAGCTTATATCAGAAAACTAACAGATGGACAAGGAAATTATTTGTGGCAACCTTCTTATCAGTTGGGTGAAGCAGATACTTTAATTGGACAAAGAACCGTTGTATTTGAAGACATGGCAGACCGTGCTGCTTCTGCAATTTCAGTCGGGCTAGGTGACTTGAGAAACTCTTACTTGATTGTTGACCGTGTTGGAATGAGTGTTTTGAAAGACCCGTTCACGGCTGCGTCTAGCGGAAAAGTGTACTTACACATGCGCAAGCGTGTTGGTGGTGGAATCGTGAATTTTGATTCTATGAAATATCTCAAACAAGCCGCGTCTTAATCAGGAGGGTATAGAAAATGACTAAAGACCTAAAAAATAACATCAAAATAGTACCAACAATTCTTCCTGTTAATGCGACAGGCAATACCACTGGTGTTGCCGTTGCACTGGCAGGGTATGAGAGTTGCATTGCTGAAATCACGGCAACAACCGCCTCTGTAGGCGGAACGTTCAGACTGACTGAGTGCGCTACTTCTGGCGGTTCCTACACAGACGTTGCAGTTGCCGACATTATCACGACTGGAACCTATAATTTGACGACTGGAATTGCAGTTGTTGAAGACGAAGCCGTTTCGGTAGGATATATTGGAACCCTTGGATTTATCAAAGGTGTGTTCACGCATAGTGCAACTGGTGTAATCTCTGCTAATGTAATCCTTGGAAATTCTTTAATAGCACCTACTGGAGCCAACTAAGCAATGAGCAAAGAGATTGAAGTCGTTTTTAATCAGGACTTGAAAGCTTACCCAAACGGCTTCACTCTTTGCCATTTTAAAAAGGGGCAGCGAGTTTCGTTGCCCTTTGATTTCGCTATGGCTCAACTTGAGGCGGGTATTTGCTCTAAGTTCGAGAACCGAGAAACAAAGCCATTTGTTGAGCCTATCGAGATTAAAAAAACTGGATTATCTGAAAAGGCTTTATCAAAAAAAGGCAAGGCTAAGTGATTAGAAGCAAAGTTACCGTTGCGCCTACATCTGAGCCAATCACTCTAACCGAGCTAAAGGCTCATTTACGCATCACAGGCACGGCAGAAGACACACTTTTAACTGACTACATAGAAACGGCCAGAATTATGGTCGAAGACATTACGGGTCGGAAACTTATCAATCAAACTTTAGTTGGATACACCGATTCATTTTCAAGTGACAATAATGGCCAAGTAAAAGGAGAGTGGTGGAGTGGTGTTAGAGTCGGCACATATTTCACGCACATTTTAAACGGCAAGACATTCATTGAGCTTGACTGGACGCCCATTTCAAGCATCACAAGCGTTTATACAGTCGATGATGATGCAAGCGAGACGCTTTACGCTTCGACTAATTATTATTTAGATAATTTCGACAATGACATGAAATCTAGAATCTATCTGACTGAGAACGCAGAAATCCCAACAGGGTTACGCTGTCAGAACGCTATCAAAATTACTTATGTTGCAGGGTACGGAGCCACAGCGGCAAGCGTTCCAATGAGCTTAAATCATGCTGTGAAGCTCATGGCTGCCGAGATATACAACAAGCGCGGTGACTGCGAAGATTGCGCTTTAAACGCAGGAGTGCTGCCTACGCTGCAGCAATATAAAATCATGAGTTTATGAAAATATGTTCATCACATTTTGACGCATACTGTGAAGTATTTAGCCGCAATGCAATAAGTGATGGCGCAGGTGGTCAGGCTGGCCCATGGGCAAGCAAAGTATTCTTGTGGGTTGCCGTTGATCAGGCTAACGCAAATGAATCGCTTAATGAAGGCGGTTTAAAAACAGTTAGGCGCGTTTCGTTTTATTGCAACTACAGGACTGACTTGCTTACTACAGACAGAATTTCTCTTGACTCAGTAAATCACAACATCACATCAATAACGCGAGTCGACGCCAACGGAAAGTCAGCATATCGCGGCAAGTTTTTGCGCATAGACACAGATTCAAGCGAGTGGTTTGGGGTCTGAAGTTAAAACAACTATCAAAGGGCTTGAGTCTCTTATCAAATCTTATCAAGAAAGATCAGATAGAGCGCTAAAGATTAACGCTGAGACAATGAGCACTATTGTTTCATTGGTTGAGGGTAACGCTGAAAAGCTGATTAGGAACAAAACGTCAAAGGGAAAGGCTACAAGATACAATCCAAAGCGCACGGTGACAGTTTCGGCAGAAGGTAAGGCACCAAATAGCGACTTGGGCGATTTGATTAAAGGCATAGTTCATGATGTTAAAAAAACAAAAAGAGGACTCGTTATTGGTACGATTCGATCCAAAGCGCCTTATTCATTCGATTTGGAATATGGCACTGAAAAAATGGCCAAGCGCCCATTTATGAGGCCAGCTTTAAAGGGTAGTCGAAAGCAGATATTAAAGATCATTGCAGAGGGCTTGAAGCGTGCACTATGATATAATCACCGTTGCGGTTGCTCGTTGCCTTGCAGATGCAAACATATCATCATTGGTAGGCACAAAGGTTTACAATAACGTGCCTAAGGGCACGGTTAGACCTTATTTAGTTGTCACCGTAGATGATGCCGTGAATCTTCCAGACAAGACATCTGGCGAGCTATTCACAGAGCTTGAGTTGACGTTCGACCATTGGGATGAGTCGTTTGGGCAAAAGAACATTTTGATGATGGCGAATTATCTCACGGATGAGTTTCATCTGAACTCTTTAACTCTCACTTTAGGTTCAAGAAATTTGCTGATGATGAGAGAAAGATATAATTCATTTCTGGAAAGTGATGGGCTTGCTTATCACGGAATAACAACATTTAGACTGCTCATAGAGGATTAAAAAAAGATGGCTGATAAATTTCTTGGCATCAGCATGGTGCTTCAATTAAACGTATTGTCTTCATACACCACAATAGGTGGTTGTGTCGCGCATACATTGGTGATCAACAATGAAACCATTGACGTATCCGATAAAGATAGCTCAAGATGGTCAGACAAGCTTGCCGCAGGTGCACGATCTCTAGATGTTAGTTTCAATGGTTGGGTTAATGATGATACGACTTTTGCTTTGATTGAAACAGCAGCCGAGGCTCATTCTGTGCTTGACCTAAAATTGCTTTACGGTGACTCAAAAACTGTCACTTCTAACTTTTATGTCAATAGCTTTACATATACTGGTGAGTACAACGGTTCTCAAACGTTCGCCTGTACTCTAGCTCATGACGGCATCCCAACGTTCGCATAATGGCTAATAAACTTAGAGCAGCTTTCGACATTGTCTTGAATGGCAAGGAGTACACGCTTAGACCTACTTTTGAAGCCATTGCCTTGTTTATGGATAAAACTGGCATGGACCC